AGGATATACTCTTAACGAACATGAGATGAAGCTTACAGGTAAGGTGGCCGATTCAAAACCTGTACCTGTGATGGAAACTGAGGCTGATATCTTTGCCTTTCTCGGTTTGAAATATAAGGAGCCTAATGAACGTGTAGGAGCAATTTCACTTGAGGAAGTTAAGCGTAATAATACATCCCAAAAAAAGAAATTTAAAGTTGTTAAAAATGCCCCCAAGGTCTAAAGTATTTAGTAATACAATAGATTAAATGCTTCAACTCCATGATCCACACAAGATTTCAGAGCCGATTTTAGTACTCTCTGGGCTGTCATATCTTATTCCAGCCTATAGAGCATATCATGGGGGCAATATGGAAATGTTGGTTGCATGTGGATTTCTAACTTTTACAACGGTGGGATTTCATTATAGTCGCAATGATTATTTTTTTGCCATTGATTTAATTGCAATTATTAATTTTCTTGTAGCAGATTACAAGGCTGCGCTAGTTTCAGGAAGATATGCAGAAGCCGTATTTTTCCTTTCAACTATTTATAGTTTAACATCGTATTTTCTGGGAAGACAATATAAAATAATGTCGTTTGATCCAGACTGGAATACGCAGATGTTTTGGCATGCTTTAATGCATGTTTCTAGTGCGTATTCGGCTTATGTGAGTTTGGAACTATAGATTATTGTTAGTTATAGTATAAATATTATATAATAATATCTATACTTTAATTTTTATATTTACCGAGAATAAGTTTATACTCGCTCACATATGAATATTAAGAAAAAATACACACCATGATGTGAGTGTCACGATAAATATTGCTTAGTTGGAGTACGCGAGGCCACCCATGCCACTCATGACACGTAGAACGTTGTAGTTCGTCGCGAAGACATAGACTGACGCAGAGCTGAGGGCGCCAACCGTGTTGTTGGAGACCGTGAGGAGGAGCGTCGTGTTATCAATGCGCGATAAGTTGCACGTGCCTGAGGGCTGGTGCTGCTCGGGCTGGAGGGCGAAGGAGTAGACGTTGATGCCGACGGCGGGGATGTTCGTGTGGTGCTGGAAGGGCTGGACCTCGTTGAAGTAGCGGCCCTCGCGAACCTGGAAGCGATCGTGGCCGTTGAGCTGGAGGAGGGCCGTGACGCAAGGGTTGTAGCCACCCATGCCCTCAACACGCGTAACGGAGTAGCCAGACTCGAGGACGGAGCGGTCCCACCAGTCAGAGAAGTTGAAGGGCTGCTGTCCCTTCCAGGGGTTGATATCGGCATCATTGCATGAGACGTATGAGTCGCGCTGGACGACCCAGATGAGCTCCTTGCAAGGGTGGTTGAAGTTGAGCTTGAGCTTGTTGGATGATGACGTGATTGACTCCTGGCCCGTGAACTGGAGCGTCTCGATGAGGTACTCGTGGGAGACCTGGGCGAACTTGCGGCGCTCGTCCGTGTCGAGGTAGATGTAGTCGACATAGAGGGAGGCGGCGACAAGGTTCGCGTTGTTGACGCGGTTCTGGATCGTGTGGTAGTTGGACGTGAGCTGGGGGGTGACGTCCCAGCAGAGGTTCTGGATTGAGTTGAACTCAAGATTGATACGGACCTCGTGGTACTGGAGAGCGATGAGGGGAAGAGCAAGACCAGGGTTGCGGCAGAACCAGAACTGGAGGGGGATGTAGAGCGTGTACTCAGGCGTGCATGAGCCGACCTCTGCAGACGTATTGGGTTCGCCGGCGGCACAGAGCTCGTCGCATCTCTCACCGCCCTGAACGATTAAGTTCGTGAGCTGGGGGACATTGCCAACCATCTTGGCATAGCCAGCCTGCTTGCCGGCCTCCTGCGTGAGCTCATTCCAGATGTGGAGCCAGTTGCCATAGTGCTTGTCAATGCGCTGGCCACCAATCTCGATCTCAACGTTCTTGATAAGATTGTGACCGACCCAGTTGAGCCAGCGGAACTGGGCGCCAGAGCCGTCGGCAGCCTGGAGCTGGACTGAGGGGAGCGTGGCCTGGAGGTACATGCGGTGGATTAAGTCACCGTTGCGCTGGATCGTGCACGTAACCTTGCGACCGAAGCCAGGTGAGCCGTTGAAGGGGTTCTCAATGGCCTCCATAGCGAAGTTTGTGTGGCGGCGGTACACGACCTTGAAGAAAGTAATCTGGGGGTTACCTGTTAGGTAAACGTCCTGGGCGCCATAGGCGACAAGTTGCATCAATCCTCCGCCGGTCATTTTGTTATACCCTTGATTTAGAAATAATTTTGGAGACCATAAGAATTCTTGCCGGGAGACACTATTTTTAATGTAAAATTCGCATAGTCTTTTGAACTTAAACAAAGAATCCTCTAAACAATAGAATGGCTAGTAAAAATGCATTTTTCAATATAAGACCAACTCGAAGAAGTAATCCAGAAGCTAGAACAACCCTTGATGCTCTTCATACATATCATATTTCCCAAATTAAAGAAAAATCAAATCATATTAATGATTTGAAAATAGAAATTGCAATGATCCGTGAGAAAAAGAGTGAATGCAAAAACCCAATTGAATTATCTGTAATTGAAGATAAGGAGATTGATTTAAATAAAAATATTAATAATATTGAATCAAATACTGAAATTTATGATTATTTTTTAAAGACAGGGGATATACTTTATAATTATTATGACATACAGGATAAAATTCAAAGAGGTATTGATCCTGCTCCAAAACGTACAAATGTGAAGGCAAAACCTGGAAGTATAATGGCTGCTTTAGAAGATGCTGCTAAAACTGATAATTCTTACGTAGCGCCGGTTCATATTCCACAAGAAAAACGTGGAGAAGAACTTCGCCGTGATAAACTCTTAGAAGAATATCTTCAGCGTATTGATCCAGCACATGCACGCGGATCACATGAGATTGAATTTGAGACCTTTGGTGACTGCCCGCATTGTGATACGGAAATGATTTTCAGTGCAAATGAGGCAGTATTTACATGCTGTAAATGTGGCTATCAAGATTTTGTTCTTATTGACTCTGATAAACCGAGCTACAAAGATCCGCCCCGTGAAATTAGTTATTATGCGTACAAGCGTATTAATCATTTTAATGAGTGGCTAGCGCAATTTCAGGCCAAAGAGAGTACTGAAATTCCACAGGAAGTGTATGATGCCATTTTAATCGAGTTGAAAAAGGAGAGAATTATGGATTTTAGAACTCTAAAGGCATCGAAGGTTAAGGAGATTCTTAAAAAGTTGAAATTTAACAAATATTACGAACATATTCCTCATATTATTAATCGGTTAAACGGACAGACTGGCGCTGTGATGAGTCGTGAAATTGAGGAGAAGTTGCGCTACATGTTTAAGGAAATTCAGCCGTCATTTCAGGCCCACTGCCCCAAGGATCGCAATAATTTTCTTTCATATTCATATGTTCTCTATAAGTTTTGTGAGCTTCTTGAGCTAGATGAATATTTGCCATGTTTTACATTATTAAAGAATCGTGATAAGCTTTATATACAAGATAAGATTTGGCAGAAGATATGTCAAGATTTGCGGTGGCAATTTGTTCGCTCTATTTAAGAGAACGTCTTCTTTTTTTTGTCATTCTCGATCTGGACCCACCTCTTTTTGCTACCGCCGAAACTGCACCCTTCTCTTTTAGAAGTTCTATAACTTCATCTTGTTTATTTGTTTCAGCCATATAAAGTGGTGTTTGTCCTTTTTTGGTCTTTGCATTTATATCTGCTCCCGCCTTAAGCAGAGCATTTACAATTTCTGTAGAACCATTTCTGGCTGCAAGATGCAGTGAAGTCCATCCAAATACTTCTAATTTTGTATCAACACTCGCACCGGCATCAAGTAAAGCTTCAACTCTTTTAAGGTCATCCTCACTAGTTGCACTAAAAAGCATGGGTTTATCCGTTATTTTCTCTGTTTTATCGAGAGTATCGCGTAAAACCTTTTCAACTGCATCTTTGCCGGCTCTCTTAGCGACTTGAAAGGCTGTTAGGTTATCTTTTGCTTTTTTAAGAGGGTCTGCACCGGCTTCAAGTAAGGCACGAACAACATCGACATGACCTTGTTCGCTGGCTGCGTAAAGTGGGGTTATGTGGTATTTATTCTGGGTATTTGGATCAACCTTTGCCTTGAGTAAGTCTTTAACTCTTTCAAGATTGCCATCATGGCTTGCGAGAACAAGACCTCTTTTTTCTGCGGATGTAGCACTCATACTGTAATATACTAACAAAAATGCTTTGTAACAACTTTAAGATATTTTAGAAAATCTAAAACATCTTAAGGTAACTTTTTTGGCACGCTTTTTTCCAAAAAGCGCGTTTTTGGAGCGCGTTTTTGGGCCCTTTTTCAAAAAGGGCATTTAGCGCATCGGGAACCCAACAAGATTCGCACCAAGTCCTAGACCAGCACCCGTACGTGCAGAAGATCCAATACTAGGGCTGACAACATCGAGAATGGCGAAAACGGCCGCCGCAACAAGACCAAGGCTCATGATCTCATCCGCGGGAAGTGAACGCTTAGGAATAAAAACCGCAGCGACAGCTACAAAAAGACCTTCAACTAAGTATTTAACAACGCGATTTATAATTTCGGATGTGGCGTCCATATATTCATTTATAAGATTTTTTGTAGAACAGTCTAAAGTTATAAAGACTGCGCTATAATATTACTGCGTATTACCACTTAAACTTCTTTTAAATATCTGTTCCAGATGGCAGAAGAACGTGAAGATTTTCTTATGGAGGATGCAGATGTACCAGGTCAAAAGTTTTGTCTTCTAAGTTTTCTAAGTCCGGAGAAGCTTCTCGCAAATAAAGATATGTTTTTCTTTGAAACCTTTCTTAAATCATTTGAGCTATCATTTCGTGTAAAGACATTTGAGACATATCTTATGAATACAATCAAGGGTGTAAATGATAAACTCAATTCGGATGCAGATGCAGCGGATCTTAAGGATCTTAGTGGTGTAGCCCAATCTCTTCGTGATTCACGCATTCGTGTAGACAATGTCATGGATAGTCTTCAAAAGTATTTCAAAGAAAAGCAGACTGATCTAACAACAACGAAGCTAAAGGAGCTTTATGATGACTTCATGTTTGCAAATAAGGAAAAGCTTGAAGAGGAGTTTTTTACACGTAATGAGTTTCGTACGAGTGTTCGCGGACTCAAGGTCCGTGGTTCCTATAATTCAAAAGAGGAGGCTGTCGCCCGTTCAAAGAAGCTTCAGCGCTCAGACCCTATTCACAATATTTTCGTAGCCGAAGTTGGCAAGTGGCTTCCTTGGGATCCCATGCCATCAGAGGTGCAAGAACAGGAGTATGCTGAGGAACAGCTTAATACTCTCATGAAGAAATACAAAGAGAATGAGGAGGCTCGTGAACTCTTTGAGCGCGAGAACAGAGAAACTGCATCAAAGAAGAAGACAGTCGAAGTGAAGAGCCCAGAAAATACTAAGACCTCTGAAACAACGCTCGAGAATCCAGAGTATCATTCGATGTTTGGATCGGATGGACCGGCCGATCTTGCAATTGCGCGCAAGATGGCTGCATCAAATCTTGATTAGATTAGTCTAATATTTAACCCTCCCAATAATTTTTATAATGATACAACACTCTATGATTATAAAAATTATGAATATAATGTGCCAAAAGTTTAAAGTCCATATCCAACTACTTCATTTGTAGCACGGGCTGTGACCGGGTGGCATACATTATCTTGGCAAAACTCACCTTCATTGCATGTTACTCCTTTGCAATCTACATTACGGAATCCTTCAGGAAACACTGATGCAAAGGCATTACGAATCGCAGGAAGAAACACAATTACAGCTACTAAAACTCCTAAAAGTCCTAGTAAACTATATGCACCTTTTGGGATATTCATTCTGTAAGAATGAAAGATTATATGCTTCAGTAACGTCTAGTACTGAAGTTAAGTACTCCCCATGGATAAGGCCACAAGGTGGCCTTATGACATTGGAGCGACTTTAGCTTCTCGTTCTAGCCATCAGAGCCAAGTACTTAAATTAAGTACTTGGCGGTACAAGACATTATGGCAATACCGGAAGTGGATTTTTCTCAATTAATGGAACAGGATCAGTTTCTATACAAAATCCATTTCCGCATTTTGTAGTATTCGTACAAGACAACATATCTACTCCACACCTCCGCGATTTCAGAGGGGGCATTTGAAATGGTTCAGACACTACACGAATATTTTTAATATATGGCTCTATTCTTAACAGACGATCCGCTATTAATAAAACTATGGCAATAAATAAGAGTGCTATAATAGACTCTTTCATCTAAGTCTTACGAACATTAATCGATGGACCCTTGAGTCTTCTAGCAGCATTTGGATCATATGCATTAATTTCATCTTCGTCCTTATCACGATAATACGATGCAGAATGTTGCCAGAATTGAGGAGCTCCAATACGAAAATCGGGATGTGTATCGGCCTTATACCAAAATACACAGTCCTCTAATTTCGCACTCAAACTCGTATTATCGATTACAATACATTCAAAATTCTGCGTACATTGATCCATAATTTGGCAGAAAAATTCAAAACTTGGGAATGCAGCAGCATAATTATCAAAAATACGCTTTCTGTTATTTAGGTATGGTTCACGCAAAATAAATACAAAATCAACATTTGTTCTTAGAGCCGGTTGAATACCAAGAGGATATTGCATAGTAATCAGAAAAAATACCTTTTGGTGACGCCCATTCATAAAAAGGTATCTAATATTCTTGTCATGAGTCCAACTGTCATCGTACATACAGTCATCTAAAATCATAAATGAGCGAGGATCTAGTTTCGAACGAATATTTTGCTGTTTATCTTTTTCAATCCTTCCTGTAATCATTTTTTGCCGTTTTACAAAGTTATCTAGAATGACAGGTTGAAATTCACCATAAATAAAAATTGGAGGAATCATTTTTCCATAGAATGAATTTGATTCCTCAGTACCGCTAATAACTGTTCCAACTGGCATATCCTGGTGATTGAAAAGTAGATCCCTAACAAGTGTCGATTTTCCAGTACGGCGACGACCAATAAAAATTACTACAGCATCTTGTGGAATCCGCTTCATATCGAACTTTTTAATATTAAAATTCACATGTGCTGTCTGTGCCATTTGACTATATACTGTAGATCAAAAAAATACGTATGAAATGCGTGCTTACATGCATTACAATGTTCTCAATACGAGCAAGATGCTCCGGGGTGTTCCTTTACCAATTCCAAAATTTATAATTGCTCCACTTTCAAAAGATTTATTGTCTGTAAAAGGATATCAGAATCTTCAAACATTTTTTCCAACTCTCAAAAAACTTTTTAAATTACAAAATTGGAATTCAGAATCCCAAGAAATTTGGCTGGATCAACATTGGAGGATTTTTTCAATTGATTGTTCCGGAACTTCTGGACCCTGTTCCATTTCAGTAATTCCAAATAAGGATCTCTCCGACTCTGAGATGCCCCCAGTAGAAATTCGGAAAGCCTTTATGAAGGCCACACATCTTTTAGATCCCATCCAATGGATCAAGGGGGATTATAGTCTTCCGAAGCAAAATGGATTACCGTGGCATGATAAGGCGCAATTTAAAACAATGGAGAAACTACAGGACCCTGGAAATCGTGCTTATGTTGAAACAGTTGCGGCATATGCACTTGGGCGTCTACGTGAGGCCGATGTGAGTCCCCATTTTAATGCATTTTATGGATCATTTTGTGCTAGAGCAGATATCTACAGATATAATCTTTCTGATGATTTTCAAACCTATCGTCATGAAAAATGGTTTTGGAAAGGATTTAATAAAAAGTTATTTACATTTCATATTATCAATGAGAAAACTCCAAATGAGCCTGTGCCTGAAGAGGTGTTAAATGAGATTCTCGAACAGATTGATGATAATAGTGATACACATTCATCCATTGAATCAATTGATGTAAATGAGGGTGATGCAGTTTCATTAAAGTCTGCTGATAATGATATTGCTGAAGGCAGTATTAAAAGTGAATCGGAATCATCTGAAAAATCATATGATTCAAATGATTCAGAAGAGCATACTATATATGCAGATATACCAAATTATCCTGTTATGCTTATTTTAACAGAACAGAATGAGGGTACCATGGATATGCTTTTTGATAATCATGATCTTGTAGGTTCCATTCCAGGGTCAAATGAATGGGAACAGAGATGGGTTGCGTGGATCTTTCAAATTGTATCAGCACTTTCATGCGTACAGACTCTTTTAGGATTTACACATAATGATCTTCATACAAATAATATTGTATGGTCGAATACTACAAATGAATATTTGTATTACAAGAATAATTCTGGCTCGATCTTCAAGGTTCCAACATACGGAAAAATCTTTCGTATTATTGATTTTGGTAGAGCTATTTTTACATTAAATAGTCAAATGTTTATTTCGGATGATTTTAAGGAGGGTAATGATGCAGAGGGGCAGTATGAGTTTGTTCCTCTTGTTAAAAAGGTTCGTAAGGAAATTCTTCCAAATCCATCGTTTGATCTTTGTAGACTTGCTGTTAGTATGATTGATGGAATCTTTCCTAAGAAACCATCTACAGTGACAAACGGACGGATATTGAGTAAAGAGAAAGATCTCACTGTTGTAGAAACAGTATCGCCTTTATATAATATGATATGGGAATGGATGATTGATGATAATGGTGAAAATCTTTATATAAATCCTGATGGTTCAGAACGGTTTCCCAGTTTTGATCTTTATAAACATATCGCTGCTGCAGTACATAGAGCTATTCCATCATATCAGATTATGAATCCGATATTTGATTCTTATCAGATATCGGCTTCAGATGTGGCTGAGGGGACAAAAACGTATTCTTTATTCTGTTAGCGCTTTTTGAAAAAGCGCGCCAAAAACGCGCTGCCCTTTTTGAAAAAGGGCCCAAAAACGCGCTTTTTTTAAAAAGCGCTGCAGGCATCAATCCCAAGAGTTGTCAACACAGCGGTTTGAGCTCCAAAATAATAATGTAAGATCTCTCCTGCTATGAACCATAACAGAATAGATTTCCATAAAGATATTTTATAAACATACGTCGTTATAATTGCAAGAATAATTGTTCCAATTATATCATTTAGAGCATATCCAAATATGCGTGTAGAATGAAATCCTTGACCCGGAATTCCTGCAATATTTGCAAAGGGACATTTTGGATTACTCATTAGCTTTAATATTAGACATTATATTAGTATTCCAAATAATAAGGATACTATTATTACAAATAATGCTTTATTTGTATGTATATCATTCGTATAATATAATTCATTTGCTGTGCATAATGCTTCAATAAAATATGACATCTTTATGAAGTTTATATCAGAGGTTGTTAATCGCATACAACCGTACGTAAATATCCAGTAGGCATAATATCTTTGAAAAATAATATTAGTTTCATTATCTTTTATCATATTCAAATGAATAGTTCCAATATAAGGAACACGTATATAATCTAGTATACATAGACTACATATGATATCATAAATTCCATTTATTTTTACTATATAATACATTATATAGTAAATATAATTATATCTATAAGTGCAATTTACAGCCAATTACTACCGCTAAGTACTTAAATTAAGTACTTAGCTCTGATGGCTAGAACGAGAAGCTAAAGTCGCTCCAATGCCATAAGGCCACAAGGTGGCCTTATCCATGGGGAGTACTTAACTTCAGTACTAG